TCAGGTCCTCTCCGCGATCTGGAACTGGATAGTGTCCTCCGTCCATCCCGACAGGCTGGTAATGTCGGAGATGATCGCAGCCATGGTGTCAACCGAGATGCCGAAACTCTTAGACAGCCGCATCGCGGCCACGCACATCTGCGCGTAGTTGGGGTTGCTGATGGTCTGATACTCCGACACGACATCGGACGGATGCGGTCCTGGAATGCGCAGATTGGCCGCCGTCAGAGATGTGCCTGAGAATGCCGTGGTGACATCGCCGACCAGTTCAGTGGCGGAGTTGACCGCAGTGATCTGGAACACGCCGTTCGTCCCGGTCTCGCGGACTACACCACCCACGTACCACGAGCCGCCGCCGAAATACCCATTCGCGAAGGTCATAGTCCGCCCGGTGCCGACGGCCGCGTTCGAGAGTGTCACGCTGCCGGTCGGCGTCCGCGCCTGCTGGTTCGAGTTGGTACTCAGCGTGGTGTAGAGGCAGGTCCGGCGGTATACATCCGACCAGTCCTGCGGCTGCGACGTCGCGAACGGGCCGGATGTGCAGCGAATCAACAGGTAGTAGGCCAGCAACACGCCGCGCCGGTTGAGCGTCGTCGGCGAGTTCCAGACCTCCTTCGGGAACTCCAACAGCCACTCGTAGCCGGCCTGCGCGTCGGCATCGAAGCAGCCGAGTTCCTTGGCCCAACCGAGTGCGATTAGGTTCATCCAGATTTGCCACGGCCCATCGTAGCGAGGGTTCTGGAACGGAGCGATCGGCGTGTCTCCGACATTCGCCTCCTTGAGCCACTGCGGGCTCCTGGTGCTCCCGAACCGCACACCGCCGGCGTCGTCGGGTCCCCAATACTTCAGCGCATCCCATGCCTTCGCGAGCCGCGTGGTCCAGTAGGAGTGTGGATTGGCAACCTTCGGGCTGAGGTCGTCAGGCGTGGAAACGAACGCCATGACATGATCGAGAAGCGTCCAAGCCTTCGCGCGGACCTGATGCTCGCCGTGGACGCTATCGGCTGTCCCGGTCGGGTCGCCGTAGGGCGTGCCGTTGAGTCCAGCGCCGTTGAACACGGAGTTGAGCGCGAGATTGACGCTGTAGTCGGCCTGACGACCCATGCACCGCAACCAGCAGATTCTGCCGGTCAGCAGGTATGCGAAATAGAACGGTCGAGGATGGTGCGCGGTGTCGCCGCTGTAGGGCCACCACGTCACGCTCGGCACCTCGATGAGCGTGCCGGTTTGTGCTGGGTTATATTTGTAGGTTGTGCCGTTGTCGGCGCGCGGCCAGACACCGAGCTCGCCGGCTGCCGGCGAGCCCGACAGGCGGATGGGCGCAAGACGCTGCCAGGTCGCGAAGTACTCGGCGTTCTCGAAGATCTTTCGCCGTCCGTCCGCATCGCAGCGGATCAATCCGGCCACGCACCATCCAGGCACCGGACCGATATCCGGCCGCATCCCCGTGTTGCCGATGTTGGTCTCGATGTCGCCCATCGCGGTGCCACCCGGACCCCGCACCGTCAGCGGTCGCCGCGATCCGTCGCTCGCCCGCATGTTGTTGAGCGCGGTCATGGAGTGGGACACGCTGGCATAGGTGGCGGACCAGTTGAGCGCGAGCCGCTTCGCGGCCAAGACGTCCATCGCCGCGCGCGTCGTCGGAGCCAGCGCGCTCGTGTTGTCGCCCCACAGGACAACGGAAGTCCGCTTCTGCCCGACCGCCGCGATGCGGGCATACCGAGTGGCGTGGTGGTGGCCGACCCCTTCGACGGTCCACTGACCGCTTGAGAAGGTCGTCCCGGAGAACGCCTCCACGATCCAGAGCGTCACCTGGGTTGCGCTCGCCCGCGCAGTGACGACGCCTTTGCCGCTTCCGGCCACGATGTAGGCGCCGAGGATGTCGTCAGGCCACGTCCCTGCGTCGCGCGTGCATGTCCGGCCCGTGCCGGTGGTGGCAGCCGACAGCGTGATCCCGGCGCTCGGCGCGCTGCGCGGGTAGGAGTAGCGGATGACATTGCCGTCCGCGTCCGTGTCGTCCGTGGTGATCAGCGTGCCGTCGCTCAGGGAGGTCGCCCGATGAATTGCCAGGCCGTAGAGGTGGTGCGCGCAGTTGGCGCTGCTGCGCACGAGGTCCTCATTCATGACCTCCGCATCGAACTCGACCAGCGTGATCGGGTTGCCGCCAGTGACGGCCCCAGGCGCGGCCTTCCATGCGGTGATCTCCATGGAGACGCGGAGCCCGTCGCCCGACGCATGCGCGTTGCCCCCGTTCCGCGGCGGCCCGCTCGCCAGCCAGCGCGTGCGTGTCGGCCCGCTGTCGATCAGGACAAGCTGATATCCGACCTTGGCGAAGGAGCTCTCGGCCCCCAGCGCATCGCGGGCATTGAACGTCCAGACGGTGCCGCCGATGTCGAACTCGACCAAGCACTGCGCAGCCGTGGACAGCACATCGCTCGCGGTGATGGCCGTGCCGGTCGGACCGGCCGTCGTAGAGCTCTCAAGGTGCAGTTTGCGCGTCGCCGCCGCACCGATCGACGGCACGATGCCGGCCAGCGAAACCAGCCGAACCTGTCCGTCGAAGTCCGTGCTGGACAGCGTGGTCTGGTAGTTGGCCAATTCGGCGCCCTTGCTGCCGCTCCCGTCGTCATCATAGACGCGGATCGAGCGTCCGGCGGGGAGGTCTCCGGGCGCGAGCGGGACCATGATCGTGAAGGGCTCGTGCGTCTTGGCACCGCCCGCGCTGTTGGCGGTAACGGTCAGGACCATCAACGCCTGGTCATCGCCGGGGTCTGGCGGCGGCTCAGAAGGCTCGAACGGCGCCTGCGCGTCCCGCAGCCGATTACCGTGAGCGCGCAGCCGCGTCCCGTAGGTCTGGACAAGACGCGCCATCAGTCGGCCGTCCTTACACCGAGGAAGGTGATGAACAGGCCGGTCAGGCTGGATGCGCTCGTCACCACGACATCGAGCAGATTGTCCTGAGCGAACGCTTCGGTGCTCGCCGTGCCGGTGACTGATGTCGTCTGCGCGACCGCGCTCGAAAAGCCGTTGATCGCCGAGCCGTTCTTGCGGATCTGGATCGAGCACGTCCCGCCGAGCGTGCGTGCGCGCACCGCGGTGAGCGTGCAGGGCAGGTTGCCCCACAGGCCGATCTGGCCTTCCGCCGCGCCGCCCGAGACGTTGCCGGTGATCGGCAGGAAGACGGAGCCGACCACCTTCTCCGTGCGCGCCTCGAACCCGGTGCCGGCGTTGTTGAGCGTCGCAACCTGATTGGCGGCGAGCTCGATCGTGCCCGGCACGGCGACGCGCCAGTACGGGTCGGCCGAGCCCTCGTAGACGACCTCCCGCTCCTCGCCGGGGAAGAGGGTGAAGCTGTCGTTGCCAGCCGAGTTGAACCCGTCGGTTCCGGCGCTGATCGTCGCCGCCGCCGTCCCGATGTTGATCAGCAGCACCCGGTCACGCGCCGAGAACCCAGAGCGGACGAAGGTGGCGGTGATCCCGGAGCCGTTGATGTAGACCACGCCGTTGCGGTCAGCGTCGGTGATGGTGCCGCTGGCCGTGATCGTGCGCTGCGAGGCGTAGCCCTCGGTGCCGCCGCCCGGCTCGCCTTGCGGACCCTGCGGCCCCGGCTCGCCTTGCGGACCCTGCGGCCCCGGCTCGCCTTGCGGACCCTGCGGCCCCGGCTCGCCTTGCGGACCCTGCGGCCCCGGCTCGCCTTGCGGACCCTGCGGCCCCGTCGCAGCCACGACCCGCAGTTCGTTCGCTTCGACCGCGAAGTCGGAGGAGAGGCCGACGAGCTCGAGCGGTCCTGTGCCCGCCGCGGTGCGCAGCAGGATGCCCGGACCGTCGACGACGTGCGCGCTGGGCTCGTTCCACTGGCTCGTGATTCGTGTGCCGGACCCGGCGGGCGGATGGTGGCGCAGGCTCATCGTGCGGCCTCCTCAGGGGTTGCGTCGCCGAGCAACGCGACCTGCTCGGCCTCGGTGATCAGGTCGGCGGCCCGCAGCGCGGCGATCGCCGCGACCGTCTCGGGATCGTCCAGGTCGATCTCCTGCGCGACGTTCAGGTCGTCCAGGTGCAGCTGGAGCGTGGCGTCGCCGTCGGCGAGCGCCGCCGCGGCCGCCAGCGTGATTGCCGCGCGCGTGGCCGGCGCGAAGCGGCGGCGGAAGGCCAGCGGCCGCAGCACGCGGCGCGGCTGCGGCGGCTCGGGCGCGGGCGGCGGCGCGAAGGCCGCGTCGTCCCAGAGCCAGCCCTCGGCCACCTCGGCGCCCGCCGGCACGCAGGCGGCGGCAACGTCCGGATGCAGCCGTTCGGCCAGCGGCGGGCCGTCGTCGGGGATCTCGATCAGCTCGGCCACGCGGCCGTCGGCGATGCGCGCATAGATCATCTCACCACTCCACCACGACGATCCCGGCGGTGCCGGTGCCGCCGCCATTGCCGTTCGCGCCGCCTCCACCGCCGCCGCCGCGACCCGACGCGTTGGAGGGCGGACCGGGACCGCCGCGGCCGCCCAGCCCGAACGCGCAGGCGGAACTGCCGCCGCCGCCGCCCTTGAGGATGCCCGCGCCACCCCGATGACCGGCGTCGCCCTGCTGACCTGAGAGCGCGAGCGGGCCGGCGCCCGCGCCGGCACTCGATGCGGCGGCGGCGCTGCTGGCGGGGGCGCCCGCGCCGCCCGCGCCGCCGGTAGCGGAGAGGTGCGCGCCGAAGGACGAGGTCCCGCCCGCCCCGCCGGTGTTGTTGCCGGCCGCCCCCCCCGCGCCGGCCGCACCGACCGTGACAGAGATCTCCTGGCCCGGGCTGACCGCGACCAGCCCCTCCGCGTAGCCGCCGCCGCCGCCGCCCGCGGCCGCGCCGTCGCTCGCGGCGCCACCACCGCCGCCACCACCGCCGACCACCTTGGCGCGCACGAGATAGACGCCGGCCGGCACGGTGAAGGTGCCGGAGCTCGTGAACACCTGCATGCCGCGCAGCGCGTTGAGGCTGCTCGCCACGCGCCAGGCGGAGACCCCGTCCGACACCAGGCCGAGGCGCCCGCCGCGCGGCAGCGCGCGGCTCGTCTCGCCCTCGATCAGGTCCGCGCCGGCCCGCGCGATCGTCACCGTCGCGGCCGTATCGTCGGTGCGGATCGCCGTGATCCTGAGCGGCCGCCCGCCGGCCGCGGCAGCCGCCGGCAGGGTCAGCGTGACCGGGCCGCCGGCGGCCGAGACCAGCACCAGCCCGGCATCGTCCGCGGAGAGCTCGGTGTCGGCGGTGACGCTGCGCAGCGCGCCGCCGAACAGCCGATCGAGCGCCTGGCGCAGCTGCGTGGCGCTGGCCGCCGATGGGGTCAGCCCGGCGCGCAGCACCGGCGCGAGCAGCTCTTCCTGCACGGAATTGAACCACTCGTATCCGGGCACCGTCGCCGGCGTGCCGGTGGCCGGGTTGCCCCCCGTGAAGTAGCCCGGCGTGCCGGGGCTGGCGGGCGGGTCGGGCGGGCTGGCGACGGCGGAGGGGCGGGTGACGCGCTGCATGCTCTCTCCTCTACGCGTAGGCGAAGATCAGGATGGTGTGGGCGGGCTTCAGCGCACCGACCACGCACTCGACGACGATGTCGCCCCACTGCGCGAGCGGGGTCTCGCAGCCGTCCTCGCAGGTGGCCTCGATCACCGCCGTGCCGCCGCCGCCCGTGGCCTCGAACCAGGCCGGATCGAACCAGTCGGGGTCGAACCAGGCGGCCTCGGCCGAGCCGCCGCCGCCGTCGAACCACTCCGGGTCGAACCAGTCCGGGTGGAACCAGGCGGTCTCGGCCGAGCCGCCGAGCAGGGTGAAACGCCAGGCGAAGCGCCAGGCCGTGTCGTGCGCGGGGGCCTCGCAGGTCTGCTCGCAGTCGTGCTCGCGGAACTCCGTCACGGTGGCGGCGCGGCCGAGCGCGGCGGCGAGGCCGACGAAGAAGGCCGGGCTCTGGCCGCGCGCGGCCGTCAGCTGCTGCACCAGCCGGGCGCGCCGCTGCGCGACGGTCGGTGCCGGGCCGAGGCACGGATCGGGCAGGCCGGCCACGCGCTCCCAGTCGGCGAGCAACTCGTCGGCGGTGCGCGGGTCGGCCTCGTCGCGCGCCGCGCGCGCGCGGCCGAGCACGATCGCGAGCTCGCCCGAGAGCGCGGACAGCACCCCGTCGAAGGCCGATCCCGGCTCGCGCGGCAGCGCCGGGCCGGTCGGCGCGAGCGCGGCCAGAGCCGCACGGATCGCCGCGCGGTCGCTCATGCGAAGCTCACCGTGCCGAGCACCGCGATCTCGCCCGGATCGAGGCTCACATCCGCCGCCGGCGCGATCAGCTCGTGCCACGACTCCCCGGCGGCCGCCGAGACCGCGGCCGAGAGCCGCGAGCGCCGCAGCACCCCGCCCGGCTCGGCGTCGGCGAGGAAGAACGCGGCCAGTGCGGCCGCGACGGCCTCGCGCACCGCTGCCGTGTCGGGGGCGAGCGCGAGCGCGACGTCGACCGCGCGGGTCGCCGGCGCGAACGCGGTCACCTGCGCGGTCACCGGCCGCTGCGCCTCGAGCGCCGCCTGCACGGCCTCGACCAGCGGCGGCGCCGGCACGCCGCCCTCGGCGTCGAGGAAGGTCACGCCGACCGTGCCGGGACCCAGCCAGAGCGGCAGGACCCAGACCCGGCCGACCCCGGCGACGGCGCGCGCCCAGGCGGCGTAGTCGTGGCTCGCCCCGCCGGCGGGCGGGGCCTGGATCCGCGCCAGCAGCCGCGCGCGCAGCCCGGCGTCGGTCTCCGCATCGGCGCCGCCGGCGAGCCCGCCCGCGGCCACCACCGCGCTCGGCTGCACGCCGGCGACGGGGGCGAGCAGCGTCAGCACAGTCCCCTCGGCGGCGTTGCCGGCCGCCCCGGCCAGCGCCGCATCGGCCAGCCCGGCGCCGCTGCCGCTGCCGCCGATCGGCACGTCCGCCCGCAGTCGGTAGCGGGTGTCGTCCGCGCGGCGCAGTTCGGTGCCGGCGGGGGCGACCGCGCCGGGCGTGCCGGCGAGGCTCACCGTGCCGAACGCGGCCGCGGCCGGCGTGCGCGCGACCCCCCACACCGCGGCGTGCCGCTCCAGCTCCGCCGCCTCGGCGGTGTCGGGCAGGATCTGCCGCGCCACCCAGGCGAGATGGCCGTGCAGCTCGTGCGCGGCCACCGCGAGCATCCGCGCGAGGATCTCCTCGAGCGAGCGGCGCCTGCGCGCATCCGCGCCGGGCAGCGCGGCCTCGATCTCGGCGGCGATCCGGCTGCGCAGCTCGGCCGGGGTGGGGCGCGCGAACGGCATCAGCCGAGCCTCAGCGGGTAGGTCTCGATCAGCCCGGGCGTGATCGTCACGCGCAGGTCGAGCCAGCCGATGCCCGCCCACGCGGCGCTGACCGCGACCGACTCGGCGAGCCCGTCCTCGACCAGCCAGGCGAGTGCCTCCTCGGCATACTCCTCGGCGCGGCGGCGGGTCTCCTCGACCTGCTTCTCGCGGCTCAGGAGCCACAGCCGAGAGCCGATCCGGTCGGCGTCTTCCGCGAGCGCGTCGCCGAGCCAGCCGCGCCGGTCCGTGCCGTCCGGCAGCGGATCGTCCGGCCCGGCGCGACGGTCGAGGAACAGCGACAGCAGCACCGCCGTGGCGAGCCCGTCGTCCTGCGCGAGCGCGCCGGTGGCGGTGCGGCGGAGCGCGGCCTCGCCGCGGCGCGGGTCCCAGGCGAGGCCGATCATGGCGCGCTCCCCGCCGGCGGCCCGGAGGTGCCGCTGCCGGGCTCGACGCCCGTGTGCACGTGGGTCTGCACGCTGATCCCGCCCGCGGTCACGTCGCCGGTCACTTCGAGCAGCCCCTCGATCCGCACCCGGTCCGAGGGGCGGATCGTCACGCGCTCCGCCTCGACCTCGATCGTGCCGTCGGCGGTCATCAGGAGCCGCTGGCCGCGGGCGCCGTAGACGCAGACCTCGCCGGGCCGCAGCCCCGTGGGCCTGAGCCGCGGATCGTCGCAGGCGACCACGACCGGGTGGTCGCGGTTGCCCGCGACGCAGACCACCACCGCCTCCGCGCCGGCGAGAGGCACCGAGCTGAGGCCGTAGGGCTGCACGCGCTCGACCGCGTCGCGCGTCTCGGGGCCGAGCAGCGAGACCTGCATGCGCTGGAGCCCGCCCGCGTCGTCCACGCCGCGCAGCAGCGCGCGGCCGATCGCGAGCAGCACGCGCCGGCGCACCGGGTCGAGAAGCCGGGCGATCTCGCCCGGGCTCACGGCGCGCCGCTCCCGCCAAGAGCGCCGCCGAGCACCTCGGCCTCCGAGCCGATGCGGCGGCGGCGGCCGCCCTGCTCGATCACGAACAGGCCGGTCGGTCCGCCGTCGCCGGCCCCGCGCTTCGGCGGCTCGGGCAGCAAAACGAAGGCATCGGCCGGGGCGCAGTCGAGCACCGTGCGGCTGCCTTGCGGGCCGAGCTCGAAGGCGACGCCGGCGATCAGCAGCTCGCGCTCCAGCCCGACCCAGGCGTCGCGCACCTCGACCCGCGTGTTGGGCTGCCAGAGCGCGCCCGAGGCGCCGCGCCAGCCGGGCACGGTGTAGCGGACGCGCTCGGAGCGGCCGGCGGCGACGCGCGCCTCCCAGGCCGCCCGCTCGGCGAGCTGCGCGCCGGCGCCCGCGTTCTCGGCGATGATCACGCGCGGCCGGTAGCGGCCCTTGCCCTCGGCGCGGGCCTCGGCGCGCGCGGCCGCGGTGCCGGGCGAGCCTTCGCGCAGCTCGTACTGGCCGGTGTCCGGGTTGAGCGCGTAGAGCGCATCGGCGCCGCCGCCGCCCTCCGCCTGGCCGCGCACGACGATCGGGTTGAACAGCTCGGCCGCGTCCACCGCCGCCTCGGCGGCGAGCACGTTGCCGTCGCCGTCCGGCCCGGCGAGCACCAGCGGCCCGGCCGCCGGGCCGCCCAGCCCGGCGCGGGTCAGCAGCAGCCGGCCGCGCCCGTCGCCGATCGCCAGCACCGCGCGCTGACGGCAGGCGCGCTCCAGCGCCTCCCAGGCGGTCTCGCCGGGCTGGAGCGCGAAGCGCGGGAACGCCGCGCCGACCTCGACCTGGCGCTCGACCGCGACGCCGAACGGCGCGGCCAGGCGGGCGGCGATCTCGTCGAGCTTCAGGCCGCGCCATTCGTGAGCCCCGTCCACCACCGCGGCGCAGTCCACCAGGTCGGCGACCGCGTCCCGGCCGGAGGCGGCGAGCAGGTGCTCGGTCGCGTCGTAGCGGACCTCGATCCGGTCGAGATACCCCTTCAGCACGGTTTCGCCGTCCAGCGCGAGCGTGAACGGCGCGCCGGCGCGGATCCGGCGCGGCTCGGCCTGGCCCGACCAGCGCTCGGCGAGCTCCAGCTCGGCCTTGGCGGCGGCCGCCTCCACCCCGCGCGTCAGGGTCAGCGCGCGCCAGCCGGCGTGATCGACGCCGTCGACCGTGAGCACGGCCTGGGCGGCGGAGGCGAAGCGCTGGCTCACGTCAGCACCTCGATCGGCCGCCCGGCCGGCAGCAGCAGCGGGTTCGGCGCGCGGGCGCGCGCGGCGATCGCGGTGCCGCGGTCGAACACCGTGGCGAGCGCGTCGCCGTCGATCCGGTAGGCGAGCAGGCTGGCCGGGATCGGCGCCGGCAGGGTGATGGTGGCGAGCCGCGGCAGCGGCGCGGCCCGGCGGGTCAGCTCGGCGGCGCTGGTCGCGCGCAGCGTGGCGAGGTCGCGCCAGGTCTCGTCCCAGCCGCGGCCGCCGGCCTCGTCGGCCGCCGCGTCGAGCGCCTCGGCGATCCGGTCGCGCGCGGCGAGCGCGGCCTCGCGGGTCTCGAACGGCGCGGCGGCCGCGGCCTCGGCGGCCGACACCGCGGCCAGCAGCGGCAGCGCGGCGGCCAGCGGCGCCGGCCCGGACGGCGCGTCGCCCTCGGCCAGGGCGAGCAGCGCGTCGAGCCCCGCGGCGCCGGGGATCGCGGCGACGCCGGCCAGCGCCGCGGCGATCCGCGCGCCGACCAGCGCCGGGCTGGTGGCCTCGGCATCCGAGGTGTCGGCGAGCAGGGACAGCGCGGCGCCCAGCCCGCCCAGGCCCGCGAACCGGCCGAGCACCGCGCCGGCGAGCGCGCCGCGGATCAGCGCGGCCGAGTCGCGCGCGAGTCCGGCGATCGCCTGCGCGTCCGCCGCCAGCGGGGCGAGACGCTGGAGCTCGGCCATCACCGCGTCGGTGGCCCGATCGACCGCGTCCAGCACCCGCGCGATCAGGCCGAGCCCGGTGCGCGGCGCCGGCTGCGTGCCGGCGCGCTCGGCCCGGAGCTCGATCCGCGCCACCCGACCCTCGGCGGTCGAGAGCCGCACCCGGGCCGACAGCACGACGATCGCCAGCTCGCCATACCAGGGATGGATCAGCCGGGCGGTGCCCGGCGCGGCCGCGGCCTCGCGGAAGCGGCGCGCCTGGCGCACCACGTCGTCGCCGATCAGCAGCCCCTCGACCGTGATCAGCTGCACGCCGCGGCCGAGATCCTCGTGCCAGGGGTCGTCGCGGCCGGGGAACTCGTGCGTGACCCAGCGTCGCCGCGGCTCGTCCTCGGCCGCGGTGACCCAGAAGCCGACGCCGCGCAGGCTGGCGGGGCGGAGGACGCGCTCCACGAAGCTCATGGCGCGCCCATCACCAGGCCCTGATCGACCGAGTACCTCGTGCCGGGATCGTTCGGCCGCCCGGTGACGCGCGTCCGGCGGTCGTCGATCTCGATCCGCAGCGTTCCGCCGGTGTCGACGCGCACCGCGCCGCCGCGCCGCGCCGCCTCCGCGGCGGCCGCCTCGGCGGCCGCCTCGGCCTCGGCCTCGGCCAGCCCCTCGGGCATCGGGAAGCCGGAGAGCCGGCCGCGGCTGCGCCAGTTCTCGCGCCGCTGCTCCGCGGTCGGCGGCGGCGCGGCGGCCTGGTCGCGCGACCCGAGCACGAACTCCAGCGCCGAGCGCACCGCCTCGACGATGCCCTGGATCACCTCCCAGGCACCCTGGAAGATGCCGATGATGGTGTCCCAGACGCCGCGGAAGAACCCGGCGATCGGCTCCCAGTACTCGACGATCAGCCCGGCCGCGAGCGCGATCCCGGTGACGATCCGGCCGATCGGCGTGGCCGCGAGCACGATCCCGAGCACCTTGATCGCCATGCCGAACGCCGCCAGCGCGCGGAGCAGCGGCGCGCCGAACTTCAGGATCAGCAGGCCGAGCACGGTCTCGGTCCAGCCGAAGGTCTCGCCGAGCCAGTTCACCGCGTCGGCCAGCGTCTGGATCGCCTGCCAGACCGGCGCGATGGTCGCCGGCGCGCCGTCGACGCCGATCAGGAACCGCTCGGTGGCGGCGAACAGCGCGGTGAACCGCTCGGCGAGCGCCTGCGCCCAGCGCAGCAGGGTGCCGTCCGCGGCCATGCGCTCGACCGTTTCGGTCAGCCGGCCCAGCCGCTCGCGCAGCCAGTCGAACACGCCCGCTTCCATCACGAGCTGGGTGAACCGGCTCCAGTGCGCGCCGAGCGCCTCGACCATGCCGGTCCAGGTGCGCGCGTGGCGCTCCATCGCGCCCTGGTACTTGGCGTTCCAGATCGCCGCGAGGGTGGAGGCGATCACCTCGCGGTTGGTGGCGTCGACCACCCGGCGGAACTCCTGGCCCTGCACCGCGTAGTTGAAGGTGATCCGGTTGCCTTCCTTCTCGGCGGTGATGCCGAACTGGCGCAGCTGCTGCATCTGGCCCTGCACCGCGCCGGCGAAGGCGCCCGCGGCCTGCTCCAGCGAGGCGCGGCTGCCGGCCGCCGCGTCGCCGATCGTCGCCATGAAGCGGGTCGCGTCGAGCCCGGTCTCGCGCAGCCGCACGAAGGCGTCGCCGACCGCGCGCAGCCCGTTGCCGGAGGAGAGCGCGAAGTCGGAGATCCAGGAGAGCGCGGCGCGCGCGCGCTCGCCGTTGCCCTCCAGGCCGGTCAGCACCTGCTCCAGCTGCTCGAGCTCGATCGCGGTGTCGAGGAAGTGGCGGCGGAACGCGAAGATGCCGCCGGCGGCGATCCCGCCGCCGAGCAGCGACGCGCGGCTGCCGACCTGCACCAGCGCACCGGCGAGGTCGTTCGCCCGCCCGAACACCTGGCCGAGCGCGCGGCCGAGCAGCCCGACGCCGGCGGCCTGGCCGAGCCGTCCGGCCGCCTGCGCCACCGCGCCGACCGCCTGGCGCGCGCGCAGGATCGGCGCGGTCGCCCGGTCCACCGCCTCCAGCAGGATCTCCAGCCGGAACGTGCTCGCCACCTCACCCCTCGCGCGTCGCGCGTGCGCGCCACCAGCGGGCGCGGCCCGCCCAGAACCTCAGTTCGGCTGGCCCCCAGTCGCGCCAGTCGGCAGGGATGCCGAAGCTTCCGGCGACGACGGCGAGCCACTCGTCCCAGCGAGGAGGCCAGCCGGCATGAAACCCGTGACCGCCGCCAGCACCTCCGCGCCGTCGGCGAGCGAGAGCCCCTCCAGGTCGCGCGGGCTCAGCCCGGCGAGCCGCGCGGCGAGGTGCAGCGTCAGGGTGCCCGGCGCGGCCGCGCCGCCGGCGGCATCCATCGCCGCCACCAGGTCGCCGAGCGTCGGCGGTCGCAGCGTGAGCTCGGTGATCCGCTCGATCAGCCTGCCGCTCTCGGCGGCGCGCCGCTCGATCGGCTGGCCGAGCGTGATCGTGACCGGCCTCACAGGATCTCCTCCGCGCCGGGCCCGGCGAACTTCAGGCTGACCTGGCCGCCCTCGCCGTCGCGCAGGGTCGGCGCATCGGTCAGGAACGCATCGGCGATCGCGTAGCGCTGGCCGGTGTCGCACTCGAAGATGATGGTCGCGCCGGTGAGGTTGCGCAGCGTCTCCAGGCTCTGCCCGGAGCGCAGCGAGGTCTCGCACTCGACCATCGCCGGCACGGTCTCCTCGGCGTACCCGACCAGCCGGCCCGTGACGACCGGGTTGCGCTTCACCCCGCCGAGGTCGAGCGAGGCGCCCTTCGCCGTCTCGATCACCGTGCCGTTGGCGCGGATGGTCGCGCGTCCCAGGAACTGCGGCATCGACGCCTCCTCAGAGCAGGAACTGGATCTGCGCGGCGAGCACGCGGAACTGGTTGACGAGGTCGGGCGGCAGCAGCGCGTCCACCCGGTTCGGATCGGCGGCGTTGCGCTGCACGATCAGCTCGGCCTTGAACTGGTCCACGCCCTCGACCAGGCCGTTCGCCTCCCACTGCTTGAACCGCGCGATGATCTCGGCGCGGATCGTGCCGGGGGTGACCACCGCCTGGCCGCGCGCGAACGCGGTGCCGTCGTCGGCGAGCTTGTGGCGCGGGAAGCGCAGCGCGATCAGCTGGCGCAGGTCGTAGCGCAGATAGGCGAGCGTCTTCAGCGTCTCGACGTCGAGATAGGAGATGTCCGCGGCGCCGGCCGGGCTCTCCTGGTAGGTGGTGATCGCGCGCTCGATGAAGGTCTGGCCGGCATCGTTGTGCCGCACCGTGGCGATCCCGTCGCGCAGCAACGCGTCGCGCTCGGTCCAGGTGAAGCGGTCGGGGATGCGCGGCGCGAGCAGCCCGGGCAGCGCCAGCGTCTGCACCGGCCGCGCGGGGTCGATCGCCAGCGCCGGCACCGCCACCGCGGCGAGCGTGGCGGCGCGCTCCCAGGCCGGCGTCGGGCAGCCGCGCAGGCCGAGCACGGTCAGGTGCGGCGAGTTGCGCGCGCTGCCCCAGGTCGCGAGCGCGCCCACCGTGCCGTCGCGCGAGGCCCAGCCGTGCCCGTCGCGCATCACCAGCGGCCCGAAATTGGCGGCGAGCCTGGCCTCCAGCGCGGCGATGCTGGTCGCGTCGGTCCAGGGCGTGACGAAGTCGGTGAACCAGGTCTCGGCCACCGCGTCGAGCGCGGCGGTGATGTCGGGGCTCTGCGTGCCGCCCGACATCGCCACGATCGCGAGCCCGACCCCGGCGGGCAGCGCCTCGCCGAGATGGTAGCTGTGCCGGAGGTCGATCGCGTTGCCGATCTCGCCCTTGTGGCGCGCGGTGACCGTGACGACATTCGTCGCCACCGCGGCGGTCACCGCCAGGTCGGGCGAGGCGCCGATCGCCGCGCCGAGCGCGCCGGCGATGGTGTTGGCCGACTCGCCCGGGGCGACGGAGACCGCGACGCGGCGGCCTCCGATCAGCAGCGCGATCGCGCCCGCGCCGGTGGCCGGGCCGGTCACCGTGATGGTGCCGGTCGCGGCCGTCCCCGCGCCGACATCGTCGAGCGCGACCGCCCAGAGCTCGGTCGGCGGCGCGGCGCGGAACCAGGCCTCGGCCATGTGCGCGAGCAGCGAGGCGCGACCGAAGAAGCCGATCGTCTGCGCGGCGTCGAACAGCCGCACCGGCGTGGCGGCGGCGACCGTGCCGGTGCCCAGCTTCTGGCCGAGCAACAGCACGCGCGCGGGCCAGTCCGAGAGCCCGCGCAGCGCCCGACTGTTGTCGATCTCGACATACGCGCCGGGGACGCGGATCGACCCCGGGATGGTGTTGAAGCTGATGTCGCCGCCGCTCACTTCGACTTCTCCTTGCTGGTCTGCGCGGCCGCTGCGAGCCGCACGTCGCCGTCGGCGAGGCGGCGGCGCCAGTACTCGGTGGCCTCGACCTCGGCGCCCTCGGGCGGGAGGTGGCGCGACATCGGCGGCCGCGCCTCCGGCATCGGCACGCGCAATCCCGGCGCGGGGACCACGAACATCCGGGCGAGCTTCACGCGGGCTCCTCCTGCGGCAGTGAGACGGTGTCGGCCGCGTCCGGCGCGTCCGCCGGCAGCGGCGGCGCGACGTTGCCGTGCGGCGGGACGTCCCAGTCGGCGTGGAAGGTCTCGAACAGGCCGAGGCGCGGATCCTCGACCCCCTCCGGCAGCTCCATCGGCAGCTCGATCGCCAGCCCGTAGACGGTGCGGCCGAGCTTCTCGAAGGCCGGGCTGAACAGGTTCTCGCAGCTCAGCACCTCGACCGGCCCGGCGGCCTCGGGCGGCCGCCAGCCCTCCAGCGCGGCGGTGGCGAGCAGCGCCATCTCGTAGCCGCCGATCGCGGTGGCGTCGCCGCGCCTGCGCGCGCGCTCGCCCGACGCGTTGGCGGCGAGCAGGTAGACGCCCCAGGTCGCGTCGACCGTGCGGTCCGGCCGCTCGCGCCGCTGGAAGCCGAGGAAGGCGGTGTAGGCCGCCGGAGCGAGGCTCAGCACGCGGGCGAGCTCGGCCTCGTCGAGCCGCGCCGGCACGTGGTCGATCGCGCGCAGCCGGCCCTGGAACGCCTCGGCAAGCCGCGCCAGCAGCGCGTCCTCGATCGCCGCGATCATCGCCGGCCCGTCAGGAAGTCGTGCAGCGCGTCCTCGTCCAGCCGCCGCGCCGCGCCCGCGCCGGCGAGCACGGCCGGGCCGTCCTCCAGCGGGGCGGCGCCGGCGGCGTCGATGCCGAGCTCGGCGCGGCCGGCGGCGACGTCCTTGAGGAACGCCACTGCCTGGTCGCGCGCGGCCGTGACCTGGTCGGTCGGGGTGCGGTCGCCGCCCTGGTACAGGTGGTGCCGGGCGAGCGCGATGCAGAGCGAGGTCAGCAGCGGCGGCACCGCGGTCAGCGGCAGCACGTAGCGGACCCGCAGATAGCCGTCGATCGTGTCCGAGGCGTCGCCGATCGCGCGCGCGACCCTGGCCTCGTCGATCAGGCCCGCGCCGTCGGGCGCGAGCTGCACCAGCTCGGCCTGGCCGAACCGGCCGGTCAGGTCGGCGAGGGTGCAGTACGCCGCCATCAGCGCGCGCGGCCGCGACGGGCGGGGGCGGCCGGCGGCGCCGGAGGCGCGCCGCCGGCCGCGTCGTCGCCGGCAGGGGACGCGGAGGCGGCCGGCGACAACGGCTCGATCTCGGCCGCGCCGAGCGCGACCAGGTGCGCGGCCTCGTCCGGCGCGACCGAGATCACCGAGCCCTCGGGCACGATGCCTGCGCGCGTCAGCACCCCGTTCAGCAGCCGGACCCAGGCCATGGCTCAGGCCACCGCGGCCTGGATCAGGTAGCCGGCGCCGCCGCCCGCCACCACCGGCACCCGCTCGTAGGTGACCGGATAGACCCAGGACTTCGTGTTGGCCTCCCAGTAGGCCTGCTCGACCAGCGGGTGGCCTTCCATGGTGTAGGTGTAGCCGAAGGTCGGCTCGGCCGCGGACAGGCTGCCGATCGCCGTGTAGGCCAGGATCGCGTCGTTGCCCCAGACATCGGACGGCACGTCCTGCTGGTTCACCGTCACCGACTTGCCGACGATCACGCGCTCCAGGTTCCAGAGCCGCGCCAGCATCGCCTCGGTGATGCTGTCGGCGGTGGTGTACTTGAACCGCTCCAGCAGCTTCGGGTTCGAGCGGCACGCGGCGAACACCTTCGCGCCCATCACCATGGTGTTCGGGTAGAGGCCGATCTGCGCGCGGATCGCCTCGCGGCCGAGCTCGACCGCCGTGGTCGGGTCGATGTCGGCCGTCCAGCGGTTCTCGGTCGCCACGGTCACGCGGTTGGTCGACGGGTAGGAGCCGAGCGTGCGCGCGAGCGTCGCCTGCTCGACCTCCAGGCCGAGCATCAGCGTGCGCATCCCCTTCTGGGTCGCGATCGTGCCGAGCTCGATCCCGGGCGAGCGGGACGCGTCGCGCATGTGCTCGCGCGGCACCGGCACCTCGATCGCGTCCTGCACCAGCGCGTAGGGCTGCGCGGCGTAGCCGAACGGCACGCGCGCGGTGGCCGCGCCCGGAGCGCGCCGCAGGTTGTAGAGGCGGAACTCCTCGCGGCCGAAGCCGATCACGTTGCCGCCCGAGAGCTGCACGTTGACCGCCGGGAACAGCGCCAGCCCCGCGAGCTCCTGCTGCGGGAAGCCGCGCGCGACATTGGTCAGGACCGGGTCGATCACCCGCACCTGGCCGAGCGACATCGTCGTGGTCATGCATCAGTCCTTTCAGCGCCGCAGCAGGATTTCGAGGAACTGGCCGGCGCCGGAGGCGGCCTGGAGCGCGTCGCCGACCACGTGCTGCGGCGTCACGCCGCCGGTCAGCACCGCCGCGCCGTTGGCCGCGCCCGAGGTCACCGGCGTCGCGCCGGCGGCCACCGCCAGCGCGGCGGCCGGCACGACCCGGCCGGACGAGTCGAGCGCCAGCGCCTGGCCGACGGTGATCTCGGCGCCCGCCTCGGCGATCACGCTGCCGATCGTGCCGACCGCGAGCTGCTGGCCGGCGGCGGCGGCGTGGTGCGCGATGCCGAGCGGCTTGGCGCCGGCCGTGGCGATCTGCGCGCCGTCGAAGCCGACGGCGCGGCCGCGCGCGACCGCGCCGGCCGCGGTGACCGTCCGGGTCAGGACGGGGGTGTACTGGGTCATGGGGGCTCCTCAGCTCACGCCGACCGCGCGCAGCGCGGTCATGTAGTCGGTGCCGGGGTGCGCGCGCTGGTACGCGACCACCCGGTTGTGCAGCGCCAGCCGCTCCGGATCGACCTGGGTGCCGGGCACCTCGGCGAAGGCGACGGTGTCGCCGCTCTCCGGCCCGGGCGGGTTGACCTCGCCGAGCGCCACGCGCGGCGGCAGGGCGCGCAGCAGCGCCTGGAACGCCGCGCGCGGGCTCTCGCTCAGGGTCCTCTCGCCCTCGGCGAAGCTGACCGTGGCCTCGGCGTCGAGCGCGTCGAGCAGCGCGGTGGCGCGCGGCGCGAGCCCGGCGGGCAGCCGCGCCTCGCGCACGACCTGCTCGACGAAGTCTCGGTTGGCCTCGCGCCGGCGGCGGTCCTCCGCCTCGGCGAACTGCGCGAGGCGGGCATTCGCGGCCTCCAGCTGCTGCTGGAGTTCGGCCGCGCGGGCGGCATCGTCCACGGCGGGACTCCTCTCGGGTGGGGGGGTGGTCGTCGGGGCGGGCGGATCGGCGAAGGATGGGGACGGCTCGGCGCCGGCCAGCCGGTCGCGCAGCCCGGCGAGCAGCGCGCCGAGCTCGCCGAGCACGCCGGCGAGCGTGCCGCGCTCGGGGGCGGCGAACTCGACCGTGACGGTCTCCGCGTCGTCGGCGGCGAACTCGACCTCCCGCAGCCCCTTCACCGCCGGGGCGGCGCCGCCGAGGAAGCCGACATGGTCGAGGTAGTAGACGCCGGGCGCGGGGTTGGCGGGATGCGTCGGGCCGTAGAACCGCGCCGAGATCTTCTTGTACCGCCCGGCCCGCACCATCTCGGCGAAGGCGGGCTCGACCTGCCGCGGCGTGGCGTAGAGGTCGTCGCCCTCGGCGGCCAGCGCACCGATCCAGCCATAGGCGGGCGAGCTCGTGCGCGGGTGGCCGATCACGATCGGCGCCTCGTGCTTGGCGGGGTCGTAGGCGCGCGCGATCGCGGCGATGTCGGCGCTCGCGAACGCGATCGTCCCGCCGTCCATCGGCCGGTGCGTGCCGGCGCGGAAGATGTGCAGCCTCTGCATCGCGGCGACCGTCGCACGCGCGCGCGGCCGCTGTTCATGCCCCCAGACGCGGCCGAGAACAGACGGGCCCGAAAACCGCGGGGTCGGGCGCGCGCGAAGAACGGCCTGGGAAGCCCGTGGAGCGGGGTCTGGCGCGCGCCGCACCCGAGACACCCCCCGGACCTCGGAGGCCGCTCTTAGTGTGCTCTTTGGGCTCTTATTCGGGTGCTCTGAGAGCGGGCGCGGTCAGCGCCGCGCGAGGGCGCGCCGCATGTGGTCGGCGAGCACCTCGACGATGTCGCGCTGATCCTCCTCGGAGATGCCGAGGAACGCGCGCGCCGGGATCGCGTCGCGGCCGAACTGGTGGGTCGCGGCGTAGATCTTGTTCGTGCCCACGCGCAGCCGCCGCCCGTCCACCTGCGACGTGAGCGAGGCCATGAGCCCGCCGCGCATCGCCCGCTCGCGCAGCATGCCCGGCCCGCGCTTCCTCTTGCGCGTGGCCGCCGCGAGCCGGGGCCAGGCGGTGCCGTCGGGCGCCGGCCCCTCGGCGACGATCCGGTTGCGCGTGTTCCGCACCAGCAGCACGCCGAGGCTGCGCAGCGCCGGCGCCGGGTCCTGCGCCGCGCCGGCCAGCCGCGCCAGCGCCGCCTGCACCGCCTGCTGGCGGACCGTCAGCGTGACGCCGCTCATGCTGGATCGCCCGCCATGACACGCCTATACTCTCCCCTGGCGCGCTGCGACACGGTGCCATTCTCCCTGCCGTAGGACCGCCTGCGGGCGGGTTCGCGATGTGGGGTTCCCGGGAGGCCCCACCAGCGCGCCGCTTCACTCCTCACGATCGAGCTCCGGGAACCGCCGGGTCAGCCGGCGCTCGTCCTTCTCGCGCGCGCGGCGGAAGCTCAGCAGGTAGAGCGCGCCCCGGTCGGACGTGGCCTTGACCGCGGCGACGTACAGCACGCCGAAGCTGCGCAGCAGCAGCACGCGACGCTCGTCCTGCGCGAGCATCACCGCCGGCCGCGCGACCACCTGGACGAGCCGCGCGTAGTCCTGCTCGGTCAGTTCGGGGTGATGAAGCCGGTTCTTTTGTGCGCTCTCAGCCGAGAACCGCACCTCGCGCGTCGCGGCGCCGAGCGCGCGCGCGACCGCCGACGGCACCGTGCCGACCGGGATCTCGCCAGAGGGCTCGCTCACGAAGCGCCAGACATCGGCCGGGGGCGGGGCCGGCGGCGGCGCCGGCTGGCGCGGCACGATCGCGGCGTGGGCCGGCGCGGGCGGCGGCCAGTCCGGCGGCAGCGTGCCGGGCGGCAGGTCGCGCACCTGACGCCAGGCCGCGCCGACGTTGTAGTCCCAGCCCGGGTCGATCCCGACGGGAACGCGCTCGGTGCGGCCCGAGGCCCGGTCGGTCCAGACCCGCGTCACGATCGGCGGCGCGCTGTCCGGCCCTGGCTTGCCGAGCCGGCCGAGCTCGGCCGCGGTCAGCGGCTCGACCCAGCAGCCGCAGCCCCACCCGTTCGGCGGGTGGTGGGTCTGCCACCACGGATCGTCGGCGCGCAGCACCAGCCCGTCCCAGGCCTTGTGCTCGGGCCGCGGATCGCGCGCGCCGGAGTGCCGGTAGCGCCAGTACGGGAACGCCTCCAGCACCTCGGGCTCGGTGCGCTGCTCGTAGTCGCCGGCGGCATAGGCCGAGCGCAGGTTGGTCTCGTACACCAGCCGCGTGCGCCAGCCGACATAGCCCTCGCCCCGCGCGGCCCAGCCGAGCCGCTCCAGCAGCGGCTGGAGGTCGGCGCGGAACGCGGCGAGCGTGGTGCCCTCGGCGATCCCGCGCTGCACCGCGCGCCGCACGCCCTCCAGCAGGTCGCCCGCCTGCACGCCGGCCACCATGAAGGCGCGGGTGTGTCCCGCCTTCCAGACGTCGTCCCAGCGCCGCGTGCCGACCGAGCCCTTCTGGAGCAGGAACGCGATCGCCTCGCGGGGCGGCAGCGACAGCGCCTCGATCGTCACGGGTCGCGCGTCTCGCCGTCCGCCTGGTCAGCCCCGGCGAGATAGGCCAGCGCGAAGGCCGGCCCGAGTTTCTCGGCGAGCGCGCGCACGGGAAGCGCGCCGGCCAGCCGGGCGAGCCGCTGCTCCAGCTCGGGCAGGCTCTGCGCCGCCTCGGTCTCGGCGCGCACCGCGTCCAGCAGCAGCGCCTGCGCGGCCGCGGCGTCCCCGGCGAGCCGGGCGGTGAGCGCCGCCACCGGGTCCTCGGGCCCCTCGGCGAAGGCCGGGCCGGGCGGCACCGGCGGCGCGGCCGGGGCGAGCCGGCGGTAGCCCGGGCCGTAGGTCTCGGCGACGTAGCCCTCCTCCGGCACGTAGCCGATGCGGAACAGCGCCTCGTCGATCCTGGTGCGCTGCTCCAGGTCGGTCGCGTCCGGCGCCCGGCGCCACACCGCGGGCGGCCGCGCGCCGGGCAGGTTGATCTCGGTGATCCAGGCGAGCAGCGAGGTGTTCAGCTCGGCGGAGAGCCAGTCGGCGTCGGCGTCGGCGAGCTCCTGGCGCACCCCCTCGTGGGTCTCGGAGGCCGCCCGCGCGCCGACCGCGCCCATCTCGGTGGACAGCGTCTCGCCCAGCACGATCTTGCTGATCTCGTCATCCATGGCCTGGACCAGCTCGGCGTGCAGCCGGCTGCCGCCGGTGCCGGCGCCGGCCTCCAGGAACTTCACCAGCGTGCCCTGCGGCACCACCAGACCGCCGCCGCGCGCCAGCTCCTGCACCGCGCCCAGCAGGATCTGGCGGTCGCGCTCGGTGGTGCCGGCCGGGTACTCGGCATAGACGAACGGCTGGCCGAACTTCTCGGCCAGCGCCGACCACAGCGCCAGCGCATTGCGCTTGAAGTAGATCGGCCAGAACAGGTCGTGGCCGAGCCCGCGGCCGTAGGGGTCCTCGTTCTCCTCGGCCCAGTACCGGACCAGCAGGAACTTCCGCTCCGGCAGCGCGATGCCGTCGAGCGGCGCCTCCCAGGTGAGCAGCCTGAGCCGCCCGTCGCGGTCGAGCACGAACCGGCGCGCGTTGCGCACCCGGATGTCGGCCGGAACGATGAAGCTGCCGCGCGTGCCGTCGTCGAGCTCGAGCTCCGCCGCCTCCCAGAGCACCTCGGCGACCGCGTAGCCGGTCAGCACCGCGGCGAGCAGCCCGGCCGAGGCCCGGTCGAAGCGGATGCGCGCCAGGGCGGCGCGCACCAGCGCGGCGGCGCGCTCGTCCGCCGGCGCGTCCGCGGCCGGCTCGACCGTCCACTCGCGCGCAACGACGGCCTGGCGCCGCTTGCGCAAGACGGCGCCGGCGTGGCCGTCGCGCGCCAGGTCCTGGTAGAGCCGGATCCCCTGGCCGCCGGCACGGCGCAGCAGGATCTCGTCGCGCGGCGAGAGGGTGAAGCCGGTGATCGGCGCGGTGACGTCGCGCGCGAGGCCGGCGATCTCGCCGGCGAGCGTGGCTGGAACCCTGGTCACCATCCGCCTCCGATGAACCCGGCCGGCACGGGCGCGGCGCGCTCGGGGCCGCGGCCGCGCGCGCCGAGGAAGTCGGCGAGCGCCTCGGGCGGGCCGGCGAGGGGAAGCCCCGCCGCCTCGGCGCCGGCGCTCTCGCGGCTCGCGGCGTAGAGCGCCAGGGCCGCCGCGATCGCCGCGTCGCCGTGGCGCTGGCCGCGCGCCTTGTCCTTGTCCTCGCCGCGCGCGGCCGGGCGCCGATCGGGCACGCGCGCGACGCCGCGCACCACCTCGATCGCGCGGAAATCGTCCACGACCGCGGCGTCCGCCGGGATGACGATCCCGCCGTCCTCGAACGCGGCGCGCAGCCTGGGCATGTGCGCGCGGTACCAGGCCTCGGACAGCACCACCGGCTCGACCCGCCAGGCGCCGTAGCGCTGCATCGTGACTTCCGCGAGCATCGCGCCGAGGCCGGTGGCGTCGAGCGCGACCCCGGAGAGCCGGCTCAGCCGGTCGAGCAGCCACCAGAGGATCTGGCGCTGCTGCTCGAACGGCACGTTGCGCAGCTCGACGCTGAACGGACAGCGCCGCACCAGGTCTGCGCCGACCACCAGCGGGAAGAACACGGTGAGATCGCCCGAGCGGGCGATGTCCCCGCCGAGGGCCGTGCGCAGGTCGGGGTCGAGGCCGCGCACCAGCGGCAGCAGCGCCTCGTGGCACCACGCGGCTGCCGCGTGCTCGCGCGCCGCCTCGGGCAGGTGGACGAAGGCGTCGTCGCAGGCCCAGCGCAGCACCGGGATCGCGCGGTCGGCGCGCGCCTCGATCAGGTGCAGCGGCAGGAACCGCGCCGAGCCCGCGCGCGGGATCACGTCCAGCTCCTCGGCCGCGCCCGCGCCGTAGATCGCGCGGATGCGCGCGGCCCAGGCGGCCTCGGCCTCGGCCGACCAGATCTCGCGCTTGACCAGGCAGATCCGCCGGTAGAGCCCGTCGGCCAGCGCCTCGTCGAAGGTGGTGCGCAGCAGCGCGTAGGGCAGCCGGCCGGCGCGGCAGTCGTTGACCAGCTCGGCGAACGGGTTCTCGGCGCCGTCATGCGTCGAGATCACCAGCACCTTGCCGCCCCAGATCAGCAGCGCGAGCGCGGCCTTCAGCAGCGACGGCAGATCGTCGTGGAACGCCGCCTCGTCGATCACCACGAAGCCCTGCCGGCCGCGCAGGCTGCGCGGGCGCGAGGCCAGCGCCACGATCTCGAAGCCGGAGGCGAAGCTGATCCGGAAGGCCTGGATCTGCCGCGCCCCGCCCGCCGCGTCCTGGTCGGGGAACAGGAACTCGCCGGCGGCCGAGGCGGCGAGGCCGAGCGACTTCGCCCACATGGCGGCGACGTCGACGAACTCGCGCGCCATGTCGAGGTTATAGCCGATGTAGAGCGTGTCCATGCCGCGCTCGGCGCGCGCCGCGCCCGAGAACAGCACCGCCTGCGCCGCCACGCCCCAGGTCGCGCCGATCCGGCGCGACTTCTCGTAGACCGTGACCTCGTGGGCCGCGATCGTCTCCAGCAGCCGCCGCTGGTAGGGCAGCAGCACGCCGAGATCGGGGCCGGGATCGGGGCCGGGCGTCATGCCCGCACGCCGAGGATCTGCGCCTTGATCGCCGCGATCGTCGGCGCGGTCAGCCCGGCCTGGCGGCCGGCCGTCTCGGCCGCGCTGGCGGCATCGCGCTTCGCCCGATCGGCGGCGCGGCGCTCGATCCGCTCGACGAACTCGGCGTTGTGGCGCGACGCCTTGGTGAGCCGCTCCACCGCCTCGGCGAACAGCGCCGCGCCCTTCGGGTTGCGCAGATGCGCGCGGGTCTCCTGACCCGTGGCGCTCTCGTCGTCCTCGGCCGCGGCGAGGGTCTCGGACAGGAACGAGTGCAGGAGCTCGATGTTCACCCGCGCGACCTGGTCGCCGGGCGCCTCGCCGAGCTGGCGCGCCAGCCCCTCGGCCAGCATGCGGCTCTGCTTCAGCCGCTGGCCGAGCCGGTCGAGCCGCTGCACGTGCCGCCCGAGCGCCGAGCGGCTGATCCCCGCCTCCGGGTCGAGCGTGCGCAGGGCGGCGAGGATCTCGTCGAGCGTGCGGCCGGCCTCGCGCAGCCGGCCGATCTCCTCGCGGAGCGCGCGGTCCAGCCGGTCGATCGTGCTCGGCCGCGGCATCAGAGCGGCGCGGCGACGCCGGGATGGCTCGCGCCACGCGCGACGTCGCGGCCGGCGCGGGTCGCGGCCGCGGCCCAGAGCTCGCCCTCGACCGCCGGCGCCGTCAGCCGCTCGATCGACACCAGCCCCTGCCGCTCCAGCCAGGCGAGCAGCCCGCGCAGCTCGTCGCGCGTGACCACGCCGAGGCGGATGCGCGCGAGCTCGCGCGCGAGCACGTCCTCGTTCAGCGCGAACCCGTCGGCCGTGCTGAGCAGCAGCAGCACCGCGCGGCGGCGGTCCTGGGCGAGCGTCTCGGCGAAGCTCACGCTGGCCTCGTCACTGAGGGGGCCCCAGGTGGTGCTTGATCAGCAGGTGCAGGTCGCGCTCGACGCGGGCGATCGACTCGCGCACGCCGCGCAGCTCGGCGGCGACCACGTCGACGTTGCGCTCGACGCGGCCGAGCCGCAGGTTGAGGCTTTCCAAATCGGCGTGCTCGGGCATCGCCTTCAGCCTGTCCTCGACCGCGCCGATCCGCACGCCGAGCGCCGACACGTCGGCCGTGCGCGCGAAATCGGCCGAGAGCTGCCAGCGGATCCAGGCCATCACCAGGCCGCCCGCCAGCGTCGCCGCGGTCAGGATCCCGGCCGCCAGGGTGACCCAGGTGACCTCCATGGTCAGCGCCGCGGCGCGAGCCGCGCCTCGACCAGCTTCCGGACGCCCTCCGGCGTCACGCCGAAATGCGTCAGCGCGTCGGGCACGCGCTCGGACAGGTAGCCGGCCGCGTCCTCGGCCGCGCGGCGCCAGTCGGCGGCGGTGGGTGCCTGGCCGGCGAGCGAGGCCACCATGCGCGCCTCCGCCCAGTCGACCGCCCGCTCGATCGCCTCGGTCAGGTAGCCGCGCACCGCGGCATCGTTCGAGAGCTTGAGCCAGGTCGCGAGCCGGGCGGCAGCGAACGAGGCCAGCGCCAGCAGCAGCGCGGCGGCGAGCTCGACGAGCATCGGCGCGAGCGGGGCGAGCAGCTCGGTCATCGCGCGCGGCTCCCGGCCGCGCCACCGCGCGCGTCGCAGGCCATCCGCGCGCGCTGCCACGCGGCCGCGTCGCCCTGGCGCGCGGCCCATTCGGCGCGGGCGCAGGGCTCCGCCGGGCCGAGCAGCTCGTCGGCGAGCCCCGCGCAGAAGCTCAGCGCGAGCGGGGCGGAGAGCAGGATCAGTCGCATCGCGGTCTCCTGGTGGCGGGCGGAGTGTCGCGCGCGCGGGGGCGCGCTGTTCATGCCCGCCGTCGCGAGGGGTCAGAGCGAGGGGTCAGAGCCCCGGCAGGCGCGGCGGCGCGGCCGCGTCCTGCTGACCGCTGCCGCGCAGCAGCCGCCAGACTGCGCCCTCGGTCATGCCGAGCGCGCGCGCGATCTCGGCCTGGGATTTGCCCCGCCCGCGATAGATCGCCGCGCGCCACGCTCGGGCGAGCGGCACCTTGACGTACGCGCCGCGAAAGGCGGCGCAGAACGCGGCGGCCGGTCCGGCGCCGAGCAGCGTGCGCAGCCCGGGGGTGGAGCGCGACGGCACGTAGAGCCGCCGCCCGCCATGCGTCTCGATCAGCGCCAGCAGCGCCTCGGCGCCGAGCGGCGCGGCCAGGTGCGCGAGTTCCGCCGGCGGCGGCGGCAGGGTGGCGGGCCGGGTCATCGGGGGAAATCGCTTGCGCGCCGGGCGCCGGCGGCGATGATCGCGGGCGAGACCATTGGAGGATCGCCATGCGCCCGCTCATTGCCGCCGCCCTGCTCGCCCTCCCGGCGGGCGCCGTCGCGCAGGACGCGCCCGCGCTGCCCGACTGGGACAGCCGCGGCTACTGCGAGCGCACCCTGGCCCGCACCGAGAGCGCGTCGCTGATGGTGGCCTGCCTCGACATCGAGGACGATGCGCGCGAGACGCTGCGGGACCTCTGGGACGGGCTGCCGCCGCCGATCCGCCGCACCTGCCTGCGCACGCTCAGCCGCAGCGCCAGCTATTCGCTGCTGAACGCCTGCGTCGAGATCGAGGTCAAGGCCACGCGCGACCTGGAGCGCCGCCGCCGCTGACATCACGCCCCGTCTCCGAACAGCTCGCCGGTCGCCAGCGCGGCGCGGGCGCGCATGCGCATGCCGCGGCGCCGCTCGGCGCGGTCGTAGCGGTTGTGGCACCGCTGGCACAGCGCGCGGAGGTTTTCCGCGCGGCAGTCCTCCGGCTGGTGGTTGAGGTGCGCCACGGTCAGCACGATCCGGATGATCCGCAGATACTCCGTGCGGGGGCCGCGGCCGCACCACGCCCAGCTGCGGGGCTCCGGCCGCCGGCCCGAGCAGTCGAGCGGCAGGGCGGGCAGGAACACGCCGTCGGGTGTCCGCCCGCCGAGGGCATGGTTGCGCACCCCGCAGGCCTCGCAGCGGTTGCCGGCGCGCGCGCGGATCGCCGCCGAGATCGCGGGCCAGTCGGGCGGATAGCGGCCGCGGGCCTCACGCCGGATCGGCATCCCGCGCCTCCAGCCGCGCGCGCCAGGCCTTGAGCCCCTCCAGCACGCGGCTCGCCTGCCGGCTGTCCAGGAACTCCACCGCGTCCACCCCGGCCGGCGCCGCCGGCGTGCGGGTCTGGCGGCGGACGAAGGCGCGCAGCGCCGCCTCCGGGTCGGTGGCGTCGATCCCCAGCCGGACGATGTCGGCCCAGACCGCGCGGATCATCCGCGCCTGCGCGCGCGCGGGATAGCGGCCCTTGCCGTCGGCGAAGCCGAGCCGGCGGAACTCGGCCAGAACCCGATCGATCCCGCGCGCATCCAGCGCGGCCGCGCTCTCGACCCCGGCCACTCGGCGCAGCAGGTCGCGGTAGCTGTCGTCGCACAGCGCGAGGCGGCGCTTGGCGATGTGGATCTTCGCCAGCGCCGCGCGGCGGCCGGCCAGGCGCGGGGCGTCCGTCACGGGCACCAGCCGGGCCGGGGGCCGCGGCCGCGATAGGGCCGCGCCAGCCCCTCGGCGATCAGGACCTGGGCGACGTCGCGGCCGGCGGCGGTGCGCACGATCGCCAGCGTGCGCCGGAAGCGATCGCGGCCGCGCCGCTCGATCCGCGCGCCGTCGGCGAGCAGCGCGGCCAGCCGTTCGGCCGCGCGTCGGCCCAGCACGGCCTCGCGCGCGCAGCGGCCCGGCAGTTCCGGCGCGTCGATGCCGATGATGCGGATGCGCTCCCCCCCCAGCGCGAGCGTGTCGCCGTCGATCACGCGCAGCGGCTCGGCCCAGGCCGGGGCGACGAGCAGCAGCGCGAGCAGGAGCGCGAGCGCGCGCATCACGCGGCCCGCCGGGTCTTGGGCGGGATCGCCCGCAGCGCCCGCAGGGTCGCCGCCAGCCGGATCCGCGCATCGGCGGCGAACGCCTGGCAGACCGCCCGGTGCAGCCCGCAGGTGCCGCCGCGCGCGGCCGCGGCGAGCCACTGGGCGTGCCGCACGCGGTCCTGTTCGGCCCGCCAGAGCAGGTCGCCGCGGGTCGGCGGGCGGATCACAGCCGCACCGGCGGCAGGCTGAGCCAGGCGCGCGCCTGGTCGGTCAGCCGCCAGCGGAGGTTCGCGCCGCCGCCGGGACCGGACGGCGCGGGCTCCAGCCAGCCCTCGCGGGTCAGCCGCGCCATCGTGTCGGCGTGGGTGCGCCGCGGCCGCGGCGCCGTGCTGGCGCCGGTCTCGGCCAGGTGCCGGGCGATCGCGCGCAGCGCGTCGCCCATCGGCGCGGTGCGCGGGCCGGTCATGCCGGCCCTCCCGCCTCGGCCAGCGTCAGCGCGGTCGGCTCGACCACGAAGTCCTCGACCTGCGTGACGATCGTCACGCCCGGGATCGACGCGGCCACGTCCGGCGCGGCCAGCATCGCCTCCTTGTCGACCTCGTGCTTGGTGCGGATGAACGCCGTGAGCCCGCGCACCGCGAGCTCCGCCAGCACCGCCTTGACATCGCTCAGCCGCACCGCGGGCGGGCGCACCCGCCAGGACAGCGTCCCGGTCGGCAGCGTGATCGTCTTGCCCTTGGCGAGGCCGCGATTCGCCGCCGCCCACACCTCCAGCCCGCGCGTGCGCTGCTCGACCACGGCGCGGTGCGGCGCCGCCTCGGCCTCGGCCGCCGCCTTCAGCGCCGCCACCTGCTCGTCGAGCGCGGCCTGGATCACCTCCAGCGACCGCTGCGCCGCGCCGATCGCGGCCAGCGCCTCGGCCGCCTCGGCCTGGCTCTGCGGCACCGTCACCGCCGCGGCCGCACGCTTCACTCTAGCCATGTCGCTTCTCCTTCTCGCTCCGCGCGCTCATGCCGCCCTCCGCTCGATTGTGGGGAGCAGCAGCGCGCGCACCTGGTCGGCCATCGCCGCCAGCCGACCGGCGAACTCGGGGTCGCACGCCCGGCGCAGATCGACGCGCTGGAGCCCGTAGCCGATCGTCGAGTGGTCGCGGTCGAGCGCCGCCGCGATCGCGGTCACTGGCATCGCGCCGGCGTGGTGCGCCAGCCAGCACGCCATCATCCGCGCCCACGCCGTCCGGCTGTCGCGCAGCCGCGACACCAGCCGCGCCCGCGGCACCACCATCCGCTCGCACACCACCGCGATCGCCGCCGCGAGCGGCCCTTCCACGCGGCCGACCGCGGTCGCGTCGATCACCGCGCGCAGCGCCTCGACCTCGCGGCGCAGCCTCGCGAGCTGCTCCAGCACCACGTCGAACTGCTCGACGATCGCCCGGCTCATGCCGCGTCCTCCGTTTCCGTGCGCACCCGGCCAGCGCGCGCGTGGTGCGCCGGGCAGTAGCTCGACCCGAGCAGCGCCGGCGCGCCGCAATAGCGGCCGTACTCCGGGTGTTCGCGGCCGGCGCCGTTGGGCCACACCGGCCAGCAGCACCGTGCCGTCCGCGCCAGTACCGCGGGGACGGCCGGCGCGCGCTCCCTCTCCCGCGGCGCGGGAGAGGGCCGGGGTGAGGGCGCGGAGGCCCCCGCCCGCGCCACGGCGGCCCGCGCGGCCTTGGGCGCCGGGCGGGGCGTCCGCGGCGCGCCGCCCTCGGCGCGGCGGATCGGGTGCGGGCGCGCCGGCAGGCCGAGCCGGTGCGCGCGGCCGATCACCTGGTTCTTGGTCAGCCCCATCGCCTCGGCGATCGCGAGAGTCGTCTCGCCCGCCGCCCAGCGCGCGCGCAGCTCGCCGTCGCGGTCGGGCCAGGGAGACGCCAGCATCACGCCGCCTCCCCGAGCGGCGCCGAGGAGAGCCGCTCCCACGCCAGCGAGACATCCGCCGCCGCCACCGCGCGCTCCTCGGCGCGCGCGAGGAGCTGCGCGATCACCCAGGTCTTGCGCATCGCGCGCAGCGCCCCGGGCTGGCGCGCCACCGCGCGCAGCCGTGCGCGCACCTCGCCCTCCGGCACGTCCCAGGCCGTCAGCAGCGGCTCGACATCGGCCGCCACGGCGCGCGCGCTCCGCCCGACCCGGAGCCGCATGCCGACCCGCGAGTAGAGCTGCGCGTACTCGGCCGAGCGGCGCCCGCCCTCCAGCCGGCCGATCACCGCCTCGTTGCCGACCAGCGCGATGCCGACCGGGCACTGGTCGTGGAACGCGCGCAGCTGGTCGAGCATCGCCGACGAGAGGTGCTGCGCCTCGTCGACGATGATGAGCCCGCGCGTGCCCGTCAGGCGGCGTCCGACCAGGCGGCTGATCCGGTGCTGCGAGCCGAGGTCATAGACCCCGAGCAGCGCCGCCAGGGCCTGGAGCAGCGCGCGGACCGTGTTGAGCGCCGGCTCGGCGACGAGCTTGTGGACATTCGGGTTGGCGCGCACGTAGGCGCACACCGCCGAGGTCTTGCCGGTGCCCGGCGCGCCGGTGATGGTCACCATGTCCGGCAGGTCCTGCGCGTGCGCCAGCACGTCGTGGATCGCCTGCGCGGTCGGCGTGGCGACGAAGATCTGCTGCGGCAGCGGCACCTGCGCGGCCGCCCGGCGCTCGCGCGCGGCGAGCCAGCGCTCCAGCTTCTCGCACATCCGGCTGCCGTCGCCGGCATACGTGCCGCCCAGGAACGGCGTCAGGCTGCCGTACGGGATCCCGCTCTCGACCGCGACCGCCTTCTGGGTCAGGTCCTCGGTGCGGATGGTCTCCTGCACCCTGACCCGGATCGCCTCCTGCTCCTCGGCGCTCCAGCGCCGCTCCGCACTCTGTCCCATGTCCCACTCCTCCTTGGTCGGCCTCGCCGACGCGTCAGTCGGCCTCGCCGACGAAGCCCTCCTCGACCACCCGGAACGCGCGGCGCGCCGCCACGCCGGTGCGCAGCGCCGCCAGCACCCGCTCCTCGGCGTCCTCGGCCGCCTCGGCCTCCGGCTTCAGCGCCGCCGCGCCGCGGAACAGCGGGCGCACCACCCGAGCCTCCGGCGGCTCGGCCGCCTCGGCGGCGGGCAGGCGGCGGGCCAACTGGGCGAGGTCCATCCGGTCCTGGAGCTCGGCCGCCGTGCGGGTCGCGCGCAGGAACTGCTTCCACCGCCGCGCCTGGTCCTGCGCCGCCGCCACATCGCTGAACCCGGCCGCCTCCAGGCACTCCGCCGACCCGAGATAGCGGCCGTCGGCGGCATAGACATGCACCGGCTCGGCCAGCGCCTCGGGGTCGAAGCGGACCGTCACGGCCGCGCCGCGGTGCGCGAGCAGCGCCTCCGACCAGTAGCGGTTGCCGTAGAGCCGGACCGTGCCGTCCTGCCGGCTGACCCGCACCAGGTCGGCGGCCAGCAGCCAGAGCCGGCGCTGCTCGGCGGTGGCGCGGCGGATCGGCGCCTCGGCGTAGGACGCGGCGAAGGTCGCATCGAACGACCGGCCCGCGCAGGTCGCGCTGCGCCGGCCGGGCCGCGCATTGTGCTCAGCGATGCCCTCGCCGACCACGCGCAGGAAGGTCTCGAGCGGCACGGCCCGGCTGCCGTAGTTCGCCGGCTTCGCCTGGGGATTCGGGCCGGTATAGGCGCCCTCGAAGGCGGGATGCTTCGCCACCGCCCCGGCGAGGTCGCGGAACGCCCGCTCGATCGGCTTGGCCTGGCCGTGATACGGCGAGGTCCAGCGCACGGCGACGCCGAGCGCGGTGAGCAGCCCCTCCGGCTCCTCCTCGCGCAGCTTGAAGCGGTAGCGGTTCGGCTGGCCGCCGGTGATCCGCTTGGCGGCGAACTCGCGGCCGTTGTCCAGCCAGCACAGCGACGGGATGCCGTAGCGCTCGACGAGGTCGCCGAACGCGAGCCGCACGGCGTGCCAGGACGGCGCCTGGTCCACCCGCCAGGACAGGATCTTGCCCGAGTAGAGATCCTGGAACGCGACCATCTCGGGCCGCGCCACCGTGCCGTCGGGCCAGCGCACGAACACGTCCCAGCGGTGGCCGTCGGCGTTCACCGCCTCCAGCGCGTGGAAGCCGGAGCGGTCGCGCTGCTGCGCCGGGAACATCCGCCTGAGCGCCTCGACACCGTCGCGCAGCAGCACGCGCTGCGGCTCGGGGATCGCCAGCATCCGCCGCAGCAGCGTGCGCTCGCTGGGGATCTGCCACCCCTCCGCCGCGGCGATGCGCGCGAGGCGGCGATAGCAGTCCGTGAACGCCGGCCGGGACGGGCGGAGATAATCCGCCTTCAGCGCCGACCACGCCTGCTCCGGCATCTCGGCGCCGGCGCGGCCGCCGGCGTGGCGCGGGGCGAGCGCCGGCAGCCAGTCCGCCCGGGCGACACCGTTCACCAGCTCGGCCCAGCGGTAGAGCGAGGCCGCGCCGACGCCCTGCTGCCGCGCCACCGTCTGGATCGCCGCGACCTTGGTCGCACCGCGACCGGCCAGCGCCGCGACCGCCTCCAGCGCGGCGAGCCGCGCCCGCGCCTTGGCCTTGGCCTGGTCCGGCAGCCGCTCGAACCAGGCCCAGTCCGGGGCCGCGTTGACCGCGTCCTTGCGCGCGGCGCGGGTCATCCGCCGCCGCCCCGCGCCGCGCGGCGCAGCGCATCGGCCTTGCGCCGCAGCGCCTCGGCCTGCTCGTGCACCTCGGCGAGCTCGATCAGCGGCAGCAGCCGGCGCGGGATCACCGCCAGCCCGAGCGGTTCGGCCAGCACGTCGAGCAGCCGGGCATCGCCGGTCGCGTGCGCGAGCGCCGCCAGCCGCACCGCGCTGATCGCGTGCTCCTCGCGCGCCTGCGACGCGTAGGCGTCGAGCATCGCCTGGCTCACGCGCGCGCCGAGGAACGCCTCCATCCGCGCGCAGACCTCGGCGCGCGGCAGGCCGCAGTCGCGCAGGGTCTGCGCCACCGCCCGGCTGATCCGGCCATGCAGGGTCGCCGCGCGCACCTGGTCGGGCGGGTAGGCCGCCGGCGGCGCCCAGTCGAACAGGCCAGGCTGCACCGGCGGCGGGCGGCGCGGCATCAGCGCAGCACCTCGGCCTGGCGGCGCTCGCAGCGCGCCGCCTCGATCCGCCAGTCGGCCTGGCCCGGCGCGGCGCGCGCGGTCTCCAGCGCCGCCTCGCAGCGATCGCGCGTGCCGAACGGGCCATAGGCGTCGCGCGGCCGCGCCTCCGGGGCGAGCCAGGGCGTGACCGTCCGCGCGGTCTCGACCACGAGCCAACAGCAGAGGCACCAGCCGCTCACGCCGCCACCCAGACGATCGCCGCGCGGCCCGAGGCGTTGGCGCGCCGCTGGCCGCTGTCGCGCACCAGCCCGGCCGCGCGCAGCTCGGTGCAGCGCGGCCGGGCGGTGAAGGGGGAGAGCCGCAGCCGCGCCGCCGCCTCGTCGGCGGTGAGCCCGGCCGGCCCGGCCGCGCGGATCGCGGCCAGCACGTCCTCGCGCAGCGTGCGCGCGTCGGGCTGCAGCGCCTCGGCCGCCGCGATCGAGGTCGCCGGCCACTGCGACCGCACCGCCGCGTCCAGGCCGAACAGGTCGGGCTGGCCGGTCATGCGGTGCGCACCCGGGACATCTCGTGGAACTCGGCCGTGACCGCCTCGGCCGGCCGCGGCGAGTTGACCAGCCGGAACGCCGGCAGCCCGAACGACCGCCGCTTCGCGTTGACCCGCATGATCACGACGCCGCTGCGGCCCCGGCCGGACACGTCCACCCCGCTGGCGCGGCCCCACGCGGTGATGGTCGCGTAATCGGCCCGGGCGAAGAGCATCTCAGCCGCGCGCTCGCGGTCCTCGCGCGCCGCCACCGAGGGCTCGGGCACCCGCACCGCCGGCGGGCGGGCGGGCGCGGGAAAGGGCCGGGGTGAGGGTGGCGGCGGCGCCGGCGGCGTCCCCTCTCCCGCGCGCGGGAGAGGGTCAGGGTGAGGGTCCTCGCCCCGCTTTCCCTCTTGGAGGGATAGCGGGGGCGCGGGATCGGCGGCCTTGGCCCTGTACGCAGCCGCGTCGTCCGACGCGGCCCCCGGGCGGGCATTGACCGGCGGCGCCGGCAGGTCGCCTTGGTGGGCCGGGGTCTCCCGCGGACCCCCCGGATCGCCCGGGCCGTGCAGCACGAACAGCGGATGGGCGGCGCGCGCGGCCAGCGCGTCGAGCCGGCGCAGCAGCGCGCGGACGTGGCGCGGGCGCATCAGACGTAGGGCCTCCGGACCCAGAGCAGCCCCGCGCCGAAGCCGAGCCAGAACCCGCCCGTGGCGGCGAGCAGGATGGCCAGCGTCGTCATGGCACCAGCCCCAGCGCCAGGCCGATCACCCAGACCGCCCAGAACAGGCCGAAGAACCCGGCCGCGCCGGCGACCGAGGCCAAGGCGAGCAGCCACAGGCTGGGCCAGTCGTCGTGCATCCCCGTCCCTCCCTCAGCGCGGCCGCTGGGCCAGCGCGGTGACCACCCGGCTCTGGCCGTCCTCCTCGCGCGCCTCGCGCCGGGTCAGCGCGGCGTGCATCAGCGCGGCCGTCATCTCCGCGCCGGTGGAGTCGAGGATGAAGTCGAAGAACTGCCGCCGCGCCGCCCGGCCGGCCTTGCGCCAGCCCTCCATCAGCCGGTGCAGCTCGATCTGCTCCGGGGTGCGCGGGGCGGGCCGCTCGCCGAGCTCGGCGCGCGCCGCGGCGAGGCTGGCGGCGGGGGCCTCGGCGCGGGTCAGCGCCTCGACCAGCCGACGGCGGGTCGCCGGCTCGGCGCGCGCGAGCGCGTCGAGCGTGGCGCCGTGATCGGCCCAGCGCGTGGTCGCGAGGCGCGCGCGCAGCTCCGGCTCGATGCGGGAGCGCTTGATCGCGCGCCGGATGTGGCGGTCGGAGAGCCCCAGTTTCTCGGCGGTTTCCTTGGCGAAACTCGTTACACCCACCGTGCGGACAAATTTGTCCGTACGGCGGTTCTCACCCTGCCGCGTCTCCGGGTGCAGCTCCTCGTAGACCCGCTTGCGCTCCGCCAGGAACACCGCGCGGTCGAGCGCGGAGAGCTCGCGCCGCATCAGGTTCTCGTCGATCTCCAGGAGCCGCGCCTCGGCCGCCGAGCCGCGGAAGATCGTCGCCCGCGCGGTCGCGATCCCGGCCTGGCGCAGCGCCGCCAGCCGGTGCGCCCCGGCGATCAGCCGATGCTGGCCCGCCCGGTCCGCCGGCGAGACCTGGATCGGCGTGTCCTGGCCGCGCTCGGCGATCGAGGCCGCCAGCAGCGCCACCCAGTCCGGATCGACCGGCCGCAGCCGCTCGCCCATCGTGATCCGGTCCAGCGGCAGCGCAACGACATGCATCTGCGTGGGGTCCATGGTTCAGGCCGCCTGCGATTCTTGACGGTGACCCGCGCAACGATCGGCGCTACGCTTCGTGCCGGCGTAGAACCCGCGCCGTGGCTGGCCCTGGTCGTCGTAGCGGCTCGGCCAGATCTGCTGCGGCGTCAGGCCGAGGTGGCGCGCGATCAGCGCCTCCACCCGGGGGATCGGGCGGCGCAGCGCGATCGCGACCGCGCCGGCCGAGAAGCCCCCGGCGCGCCCGAGCGCTTCGAGGCTGATCCCGGTCTTGCGGATCGCCGCCTTGACGTCCTCGGGGTGCCAGTCTGCGGGGGCGGGCATGGCGTCCTGCGCGGTTGTGGAGTCGTGATCACAACCAAAGCACGATTTTCCGTGTCACGGCAAGACCGTTTTCCGTGCGCCGCCTGCAGGCGCACGAGTCGTGGGGGCTAGATGTCTGATCTGACTGAAGAGAAGTACGAAATATCGTCAGTCGGCACGCAGGGCCGTGCGGAGCGCGTCCGTGAGGTCGTGCGGCTCGCCGGCGGCAAAACGGCGATCTCGACGCGCACGGGCATCCCCAAGACCACCCTCGACGGCTATCTGAAGGGCGGCGAGATGAAGCTGTCGAACGCGGCGGCGCTGGCGCGCGCGGCCGGGGTCTGCCTGGAGTGGCTCGCCACCGGCGCGGGGCCGATGCGCCCCGGCGACTCGCCCGCGCCGCCCGCCGAGCCGCCGCGCGCCCAGGACGTGCTCGATCTCGACGACCTCGCCACCAGCTACGAGGCCGCGCTCAACGCCTTCGTCCAGCGCGGCGTTGCGCGGCCGGAGGCGCGCAAACTGCTCGCCCTGACGCTCGCGCTCTACGATGGCGCGCGCGCGATCCTGCAATCGCAGGACGATGAGAATAAGGAGAGGCGCAACCCTTGATCGTTGCGTGCCCGCGCGGCAGGGTGGCCCGCATGGTCGCCCGCCCGCCCCGCCGGCCGCCGATTCCGCGCGAGCTGCTCGACGCGCTGCTGCCGCCCGCGCCGCCCACGCCCACGCCGGTGACCCTCCGCATCACCGTCACGGTCTCGCTCGGCGAGCCCGAACTCTGCCCCGCGCCGCCCGCCGAGCCCCGCAACTGACGCATGGCTCGCCGGGCGAGCTATGCCTCACGCGTTGGTGAGGGTGCGGCGCACCATCTCGGTGAGCGTTCGCAACGCGCAACGGCAGGGCCGCTAACCCATTGATGATCCGTCCTCTTTTTTTCCGTTGCGACAACGCGACAAACATTGTGGCAATCCTGCCTTGATTGCCTCTTTTTGCGGCACCGAGCGGCGATCGCGCGGCTGTTTCCGACGATGCGATCGCCCGCTAGAGCGCAGATGTCCTCGTTCTAGAGCTCACCTCTAGCGGCTAGAGCGCTCACGTTGCGACCGCCAGGGTTTCTCAGGGCAATTGGCGAAATGGCCCCGTCACGCTCGATTTCTCAGAATCGCCGTTCCGCCGCCGCGACGACGCACACCACGCGGAGCTTCGCGGTTTTCCTTGTTTTCATCCCACCCCGTCCCGCCAAGGCCCGCCCGGTCCCATTTCTCAAAGCAATTGTCTCCCCTCAGGCGACACAGAGACAGAGCGAACGGATCGCCTGCAGCCGCGGCGCGCGGGTGCGCGGCGGCACGCGCCGCCCCATCAGCACGAACAGCGCCGAGACGAAGGCGAGATGGAAGGCGAAGCGCGCCCACAGCACCACCGCGAGCGGCAGGGTCTGCACGCTCGCCTTGATCGCGACATCCATCACCACGAAGGACAGCAGCGCCGCGAGCTGGTAGGCGATGCCGGCGGCGGGACGGTCAACGGGGGCGGTCACGCCGCCCCCGCAGGGGGGCTATCGGCTAGAGCAGATCGCACACGGCTGGACTCGGCCGTGTGCGTGCAGATGCTCGCAGGGAATGACCAGAGCGGTTTCCACTCATGGGGAAACCGCTCTAGGCGGCGTCCTCGCGCCGGTCCTTCACCCGCACATAGGCGACCGAGGCATGCTCGGCGCAGTACGGCTTGCCGAGCAGCGCCTGCGCGCCGCAGAAGCGGAACCCCGGCGTGCCGGGGTCGCCCAGCGGCCAGCAGCAGGCGCTGTTGCCGAGCCGGAGCGGCTGCGGCGCCGGGCGCATCGGCACGACCGGCGCGGGACGCTCGGCGGGCGGGCGCGCCGCCATCGGGGTGCCGGCCATCATCGGCGAGGGCCGCGGCATCGCCGGCCGGGCCGCACGGCGTGCCGGCCGCGGCGAGGGCGTGGCACCGGGCACGCGGCGGATCGGCGAGGGCCGGGCCGCGAGATTGAGCCGATGCGCCTTGCCGACGACCGCGTTCTTCGAGATCCCCATCCGGCGGCCGATCTCGGCGGTCGAGAGCCCCTCCGACCACAGCTGACGCAGCGTGGCGATCGCGTCCTCGGTCCAGTCCATCCCGTCTGCTCCCGCCCTCTGGGGCTCTTCCTCTACCAAATACGGTATCAGAACCGCCGAAGAGAACACAACGGCTAGACTCGCGTGTGGACAAGAAAGTTGTGGACAACCGGAGCGCGCAGGGCTGGTGGCGCCTCAGATCAGCTCCTTGCGCAGCATCCCGTGCACGCCCTTCACCCCGTTCACGGTCTGGGTGACGCGGAAATCGGCCGCGAGCGAGCAGAACTGGTAGGCATCGATCGGGCTCAGGTTCGTGCGTGAACAGATGAAGGCGATCATCTCGCGCAGCGCCTGCTTCATCGCGAGGTCGAGGTCCTCGTTCAGCCCCATCGAGATGTAGTGCGTGGGAGTCTCGGCGCGGGGGAAGGTCAACAGCGGCGCGGCACCGCGTTTCCGGTGCAGCACGAAGGTCAGCGTGCCGTCCAGGCACATCTCGAGCGCGGTGATGCAGACCTCGCCGTCACCCTGCACGCCGTGGCCGTCGCCGACCGAGAAATTCGCGCCCGCGACGTGCACCGGCAGGAACAGGGTCGTGCCGGCGACCAGTTCCTTGTTGTCCAGGTTGCCGGCGTGCTCGCGCGGCGGGTTCGACGCGATCCGGCCATAGACGGGCGGGGGCGCCACGCCCATGACGCCGAAGAAGGGGCTGAGCGCCAGTTCCGTGCCCCAGGGCAGGCGGCAGGTGAGCCTCTTGCGGTCGACCGGGATGTGCAGGACGCGGCTGGTCGGAAAGTCCTCGGGCAGCGTGCCGACCAGCGGACGGACCATGTTGTAGCCCCAGTCCGCGCCCGGGGTGATGCTCTCGATCCGCACCTCCAGCATGTCGCCCGGCTCGGCGCCGGCGATCGCGATCGGCCCGGTGAGGATATGCGCGCCCAGCTCCGGCGCCATGGTGGTGACGATCTCGGCCAGCGCCGGCGGGATCGCCAGCCCGCTTTCCGGCGCCGGCATCACCCCCTCCCGCCCCGAGACGCAGGTCACCTCGACCGTGTCGCCCGAGTTGATGGTCAGCACCGGTGGCAGGGCGGCGTCGAAATAGCCCCAGTGGACGGTCGCGGGCGAGGCGGCGAGGCGGTGCGTGGTCATGGGGGGACTCCGGCGGCGGGGGATTCATCGCAGCAGCGAGGGGGGCGCGCGTCAATGCGCTGCCATCAGCTCCATGGCACTGCGAGATCATCGGCGAATCGGTCAATCTGAGCCGGACCGCGATAACCGCCCTTGACGATCACGGCTCGATCGCCCTCCCAGAACAGACCGCGGCGCCAAAAGAGCTCTCGTTCCGGGTCCGAGAGCACGTCGACCCCACGGACACGGATCGTACATGGGAGCCCCTTGGAGCCAAGAGATTGCGCCTCTCGCTGCCAGCGCTCCGGTTCGCCGAGAAAGAAATAGACGAAATCGACCATCCGTCCGCTGGCTGCGCCCTGGAATGGTCTGAAGTCCACGATCCGATGGTCGCGCACGGTCTTCGCGAACAGGTCGGAGAGCGTATAGCCGAACAGCCAGCCGTCTTTCGGACCAGTGTCGCCAGTCAGGTTGACGACGCAGTTCGCGAAGCCATGGCGGGCGCGCAGGGTCGTGTCCCTGGAGGTGGTGTAGCTCAT